ACCCTACATGGGTTAACCGATGCTCAACGCAAGGCTTATGTTATTGCCGATAATCAATTGGCGTTAAATAGTGGTTGGGACTTAGATATACTAAAAATTGAAATGGATGGATTAAGTGAACTTGATTTTAATTTAGATATTTTAGGTTTTGATAATGATCAGTTATTAGATATATTAGAACCTGATCTTGATAACTTAGAAGATGAAAACCCCTACACAAAAAAAGCAGATGCACCTACTTATGAGCCCACTGGTGAAAAACCAGATGTTAAAGAACTTTATAACGATGAAAAAACATTTGATTTAATAGCAAATATTAAAGCTGCCGTTTTACCTCAAGCAGAAAAAGATTTTTTAATGTTGGCTGCTGGTAGGCACACAGTTCTTGATTTTGAAGCCATTGCTAATTATTACGCCCACTCAAGCAAAGAGTGCCAAGAGTTAATGGAAGAAAATGCGCTTGTCATTATAGATTTAAAGCAAGCACTCGCAAACGGATACGCAAAAATGTCTGATGATGTAGCAGAGCAGTATTTAAAGGACTACCCTAATGAGTGATAAATTTGCAATTTTTATATTAACTCATGGTAGGTCTGACAATGTTGTGACTTACAAAACACTTAGAAGCCAAGGCTACACTGGTGAGATAATATTGCTCATCGATGATGAAGATAAAGAGGCTGATAATTATAAAAAAATCTATGGAAATCAAGTACATACGTTCAATAAACAAGACGCTATTGATATGACTGATAGTGGCGACAACTTCCAAAAAAGAAATTCAGTTGTCTATGCTAGAAATTATAATTTTAAAGTGGCTGAAAAGTTAGGCATAAAGTATTTTCTGCAATTGGATGATGATTACAGCCAGTTTAGGTATACGTTTGATAATGACGATAATTACATTACAAAAAGCATTTCCATAAAAGATTTAGATGGTGTGATTAAATGTATGTTGGATTTTTACATTGATAGCAATGTAACAACCATTGCAATGAGCCAAGGCGGTGACTTTATTGGTGGTGAAGGTTCTGGCGTTGCAACAAAATACAAGAAAGGTGAGTTTTCAAGAAAGGCAATGAACAGCTTTTTTTGCTCTACAGATAGACCATTTAAGTTTATGGGCCGAATAAATGAAGACGTTAATGCCTATGTTTCTTTAGGATTAACAGGAAGTTTGTTTTTAACGTATCCAAGGATTAGACTTGAGCAGAAAGAAACACAAGCCAATTCTGGTGGATTAACTGACATTTATTTAGACTTGGGCACCTATGTGAAAAGTTTTTACTCTGTAATGTACGCACCATCATGCGTAAAGATAACCGAAATGGGTGTAAGCAATAGAAGATTGCACCATAAAGTAAGCTGGAAAAATGCTGTACCAATGGTAATCAATGAGAGTTTTAAAAAATGAAAACTAGGGTGGGAATAACAGCCTCATGCTTTGACTTGCTTCATGCTGGTCACATATCTATGCTTAGGGAAGCCAAGTTATACTGTGATCATTTGGTGTGCTGCATACAAACAGACCCGACAGTAGATAGACCAAGCAAAAATAAGCCTATTCAATCCATTGTTGAAAGGCACATGCAATTAGCGGCAGTTAAGTATGTAGATGAGATAATACCTTATACGACTGAAAATGATCTTATTGACATACTTAATATGTTAAACATAGATGTTAGGATTATTGGAGAAGATTATGTCGGTGAAAGATTTACAGGTGATGATATGGACATAAAAGTTGTTTATAACAAAAGGTCTCATAAATTCTCAACATCAGATTTAAGAAAAAGGGCTGCTAATATCTGCCCGTTAGGTGAAAAGAAATGACAGACAAAAAACCACCACACAGACCAAAAGGCACAACCATACCTATTGATTGGGATAAAGTTGACAATATGTGCGCTATCCAATGTACTGGTGAAGAGATTGCTGGTGTTTTAGGCTGTGACTATGACACTTTGCAAAGGGCTTGCAAGCGTGAAAAAAACCTTCTTTTTGCGGAGTATATTGAACAAAAGAAATCAGGCGGTAAAATGAGCTTGAGACGCAAACAATACACCACTGCAATGGATGGAAATCCAACGATGCTTGTATGGCTCGGTAAAAACTGGCTAGGTCAAACTGACAAGATTGAATCTTATGTTGATCATAATATAACGGCTTTTGAAGTGGTCATAGATGAGGATTAGAGCCAAGGCGACAGTCCCACAGACTCAATTGGTTAACAGTACAGCAAGATTCCCTGCAATGGTCGCTGGATTTGGTGCTGGTAAAACTCACGGCTTGGTTCTTAGAACTTTACGGCTCATATTTGGCGAAGGAAAGGACATTGCTTATTATCTGCCATCATATCCACTGGTCAGGACAATTGCATACCCTAGATTCACTGAAATGCTAGATGGGCTAGGGGTTGCGTACAAATTAAACCGATCTGAACATACAATTCAAGTGAATGGTAAGCAGATCATATTCCGCACTATGGATAACCCAGATACCATTGTTGGCTATGAAGTTGGCGACAGCATGGTGGATGAACTTGATACCTTGCATACTGAAAAAGCTAGGGCGGCTTGGAACAAGATCATTGCTCGTAATCGGCAGAAAAAACCTACTGGCACAAACACTGTAGCAGTGGGAACAACTCCAGAAGGGTTTAGATTTGTCTATGAAAAGTGGTCAAAAGAACCTACTGAATCCTATGAATTAATAAAAGCACCAACCTATAGTAACCCACACTTGCCTGACGGCTATGTTGAATCATTGCGTGAAACTTATCCTAGCAATTTACTCGCAGCATATCTTGAAGGGGAGTTTGTTAACCTTACATCTGGCGTTGTTTACACAGAGTATGACAGGGTTGATTGCAACACTGATGTTATATGGAATGAAGTCATACATGAGCCAGTTCATATAGGAATGGACTTTAACGTGCGTAATATGTCGGCAGTCATACACGTTGTAAGGATGGGCAAGGTTTACGCAGTAGATGAGATTACCAAGGTTATGGATACCCCCCACATGATTGAAGTAATCAAAGCTAGGTTTAACAATTGCTCTATAATTATTTATCCAGATGCCAGTGGCGGCTCAACAAGTAGCACCAATGCTAGTATGTCCGACATTACTTTGCTAAAGGATGCTGGCTTTAAAGTTGACGCACCTAAGAAAAATCCCTATATTAAAGACCGAGTGTTGTCTGTCAATAGAGGGTTCAAGTCTGGTTTGATCAAGATCAACGTAGATAGGTGTCCAGAATACGCACTTTGTCTTGAGCAACAAGCATATACTGACAAGGGTGAGCCAGATAAACAAGGCGGTCACGACCATTTACCCGATGCTGGTGGTTATTTTATCCATCGCAAGTACCCGATATTAAGCAGAAAGCCTCAACTAGCGAAAGTGATAGGAATTTAATATGGCAATTGATAGCAAGCACCCACACTACAATGAACGACAATCACAGTGGGCGCGTTGCCGTGACACTTATGATGGTGAAGATTCTGTAAAGTCTAAAAAGTCTGAATATTTACCTAAACTATCACGCCAAAGTGAAGATTCTTATGCAGCTTATGTTAAGCGAGCAAGTTTTTACAATGCAGTAAAGAGAACAATCCAAGGGTTAACTGGCGCAGTAATGCGAATTGAACCTATGGTAGAAGGTGCTAATGATGATTGGCTTGAAGATATAACCACAACAGGCATATCTTTAAACAACTTTATTCACTATATGCTTACTGAGCAACTTTTAACTGGTCGACAAGGTATCCTAGTTGAGCATAATGGCACTCGACCATATCTAACAGGCTATTCAACAGAACAAATTACAAACTGGATGGACGACCGCATTATTTTAATGGAAAAATACAGGGCCGTTAATCCGAATGACCTCTATGATTCAAAATATGAGACTCAATATAGGGAATTGGTTGTTGAAGATAATACTTATGCCGTAAAGCTATGGCGTGAGCAAGATGGAAGGTGGAAATTAGTTGAAGAAATATTTCCTAGCAACAGAGGCAGCAGTTTAGGTGAAATTCCTTTTATTGCATTATCTGTTGATGGTTCTAACCTTTCGCCAGAGTCACCACCATTACTAGGGTTAGCTGATATTAATTTATCCCACTACCGCACATCTGCTGATTTGGAACATGGTAGACACTTTACTGCACTACCTACACCTTACGTTACGGGCGTTGATGTTGATTCAGAACTTAGCATTGGCGCGGAGTCTGCTTGGGTTCTACCTGATTCAGCATCAAAAGCTGGATATTTAGAGTTTAGCGGTCAAGGGCTTGGTGCGCTTGAAGTAGCTATGGATCAAAAGCGGTCAATGATGGCTAGTCTTGGAGCGCAGTTGCTTGAGGGCCAAAAAAATGGCGTTGAATCATCAGAGACACTAAAGTTGCGCCAAAACTCTGAAACATCTGTGCTAATGCGCTCAGTTAAAGCTGTTGAAGGTGCTTTGGAAGATGCCCTAAACATGATGGCTGAATGGAATGGCGGTGGTCAAGTTACAGTAAGTTTAAACACTGACTTTTCTGATACTGGTCTTGCCCCACAAGAAATGACTGCATTAATGGGCCTATGGCAATCTGGCGCAATTAGCCATGAATCATTATTGTGGAACATGAAACGTGGCGAAGTTTTACCCCCTGATACTGACATTGAGGAAGAACTCGACAGAGTAGATATTGAATCAGGCATGAATTCTGAGGGCGAATAATGTCAGTAAATGATGATGTCCTAGATGCAACAATAGGTCACTCCGTTGACTTAACTAGGCTAGAATCTAACCTTGGTGCAAAAGTTATCAAGGAACTAAAGACTTTGGAAAAGTCTTTAACCAAAGCATTAAGCAACTCAGATATAGACGTTGGCAATAGCGTATTGCAAAGAAAAAGAATGGCTGCGTTACTGGCGCAAACAAAAAAAACCATTTCTGATTCTTATAAAGCGATTGCTGAGATGCAAGATAATAACTTGGCAACATTAGCCAAAGTGTCCGAAGGGCAAGCAGTAGATATTATCAATACATCAATGAAAGCATCAGTAGTTAGCATGGGAATGTCCGAACAAACCCTTGGTGCTATAGCATCCAACACATTAATAGAGGGCGCACCTAGCCGTGAATGGTGGAGCGGTCAAAAGGTTGGGTTGCAAAAATCATTTAAAAACACTATCCGTCAATCAATGTTAGCTGGTGAAACTACAAGCCAGATTGTAGCAAAGGTCAGGGGGACAAAAGCCCTCGGCTATAAAGATGGAATAATGCAATCTGCTAGAAGCAAAGCCCAAGCACTGGTTAGAACATCTGTTCAGACTGTAGCCAATGAAGCCAGAATGAGAACTTATGCCCAAAATGACGACATTGTAAAGGGTGTGCAGTGGGTGGCTACATTAGATGGAAGAACAAGCTCACTATGTCAGCAGTTAGATGGGAAAAGGTGGGATACCAACAAGCAACCAATAAACCATTCTATGTCATGGCAAGGGCCAACTGCTCATTGGAATTGCAGATCAACACAGATAGCCATTTTAAAATCATGGGAAGAGTTAGACTCCAAAAAGAAGTTTAACGAAGTTCCAGAGTCAACTAGGGCAAGCATGGATGGTCAAGTTGCAGCAGGGCAAAACTACGAGCAGTGGTTAGAAACGAAAGACATTGATTTCCAAAAAGAAGTGCTGGGTGCTAAAAAGTGGGATTTGTGGAGAAAAGGAAAACTTGTGCCAAAGGATTTAGTAGATCAATCTTCAAACCCACTCAGCTTGAAAGCTATTGAAGAAAAGGTCAATGCTATCGTGCCAACCCATACCCCACCAACATCAAATGAAATTAATGATCTTGCAATTCCTTATAAAGAGGCAAGGGCGGCAACAAATATAGAACAAGAAAAGTTGTACGATGTATGGCGTGAGCAAAACAGATTAAATAAAATTCCAAACTTAGATAATGCCATATACCAAGCAAATATAGATCAAGAAAGAATAATTGAAGCAAAGATGGCTAAACTTAGGAGCAAAGAAAGAAAGTTAAGGAATGAAGCAAGGTCAGAAGCAAAAAAAATGATTAAATTGCCTAAAAAATTTAGGGCATCAAGTCCTTATATTGGAAAAATACCTGCCGAAGCTGCTGCTGAAGTAGAGGATTCACTTGATTTTTTAACATCTGTTCTTCATAAAAAAGTAAACCCAAGGGTTAAAACATCTCTTATTCCAAAAAATAAAGAGCAAAGGGCTCATTATAGCTTTGCTAAAGAAACAATATATTTAGCAAAAAATGAAAGTGTGTCCACCATAATACATGAAGTAATCCATGACCTTGAAAATAGATACCCTCGCGTATTAGAAAAAACAGAGGCATTTTTAAAAAAACGAGCAGGAAATCAAAAGCCGCAAAAATTATCAAAACTAACAGGTGACAAAAGGTATAGAGCCAATGAAATTGCCTATGAAGACAAATTTCAAAAACTTGGCGGCAGTCATTACGAAGGAAAAATTTACAAAGGCGCAACTGAATTGCTTTCTATGGGTGCAGAGCGTTTGTATGAAAACCCTTTACTGTTTGCTCAACAAGACCCTGAGTATTTTGATTTTGTAATGGAGGTGTTTCATGGCCTTTAATTTTAAGTACAGGGATAAAAGTTATTATTTGGAAATATTAGATACAGATGATGATTTTAAAATAACTCCAGATAAAGCCTCAACTTGGTTTTATGTTGAAAAAATATATATAGAGTGGTCGTCTGATTATCACTTTACAAAAGAAGATAGGATGAAAGCACTGTCTGATATGCTAGATGGTGATTATGATTACTTTCTACCAGCTAAAAGAAATTTTGTAGATGGTAGAATTTACTAACCGCTCCAGTGGGGCAAACTAACGAACCAGAGGTTCACATGGCATTACAAGCAGTAGTACAACAGATAGATAGTATTCCAGAGGCACTTCAATCAGCTTATGTTGAAAAAGATGGCGCATACCACCTAGATGTGGAAGGTATGGTGGATAAATCCAAGTTGGATGATTTCCGCAGCAACAACGTCAAGCTGTTAAAAGACCTTGAGGCTATGCAGGGCAAATTTAAGAATGTTGACCTTGATCAATATAATAATTTGCTACAAGCCCATAATGACGGCACTGATAAAAAACTACTTGATGAAGGTAAGATTGAAGAGTTGTTTGAGGAGCGTACCAAACGAATGCGCGAAGCCCACAATGAAGAATTAGGCAAAGTCCAAGGCGAAAATGATACACATAGACGCCAACTGGAAGGTTTAATGATTGATGCTTCTGTTCGTGACAGCGCAACCAAGCAGGGCGTGGCCCCTACAGCTATGGATGATGTTATTCTTAGGGCTAAAACAATATTCAAGTTAAAAGAAGGGCAAGCTACACCTTTTGATAGTGATGGAAATGTTGTCTATGCTTCTGGCTCTGCTGAACCAATGTCAGTTGATGCTTGGGTAAAAAGTTTAACAGGCACTGCACCGCATTTATTTTCCCCATCAAATGGTGGTGGAAGCCAGCATGGTAATCGGTCAGGCAAAGATTCAGCCACAATTAGCAGAGTGGAATTTGATTCCATGAACCAACTCACTCGTTCTGAGTTTGCTAGGAAAGGCGGTAAGGTAGTTGACTAAACTGCAATTATGGGGTTTAATTCCCATATAGTGGCGGTGTTACTAATTGGAATTGCAGAGTAATTCCATCTCATGTGTTGAGGACGCTACTGTCCTCTCAATTTAATTTTTTTTGAGGAAAATCTCATGGCTAACGTTTTAACAGACCTAGCAGCCGACATTTACAAAGCCGCAGATACTGTGGGCCGTGAATTAGTTGGTTTTATCCCAGCAGCAACAATTAACTCAGACAGTTCAGAACGAGTAGCCAAAAATGGCGTTATTCGTGCTGCTTACACTCGCGCAGCTACTGCTGGCGACATTACTGAGTCTATGACTATTCCAGAAGGAACAGATCAGACTGTTGATAATAAGACAATGACCATTAGTAAGGCTCGTTCTGTTCAGATTCCTTGGACTGGCGAAGACATGATTCATGTCAACAATGGTGCTGGCTTTGAAACTGTTTATGGCGACCAACTTGCTCAAGCAATGCGTACTCTAAGCAACGAAGTTGAAAGCGATTTATCATCTGCTGCATATACGGCTGCTTCACGCGCCATTGGTACGGCTGGAACAACTCCTTTTGCTTCTAACTTTAACTTGGTTGCCGAGGCTCGCCAAATCATTGTTGATAATGGCGGTGTTGCAAACGATGGTCGTTTGGCCTTAGTGATGAACAGTTCTGCTGGTGCTAAGATGCGCAACTTGGCCTCTTTGAACCAAGTCAATACATCTGGTACTGAGGCTTTATTGCGTCAAGGTGTTTTACTTGATCTTCAAGGCGTTTCAATGCGTGAATCTGCACAAGTTAAGGCTCACACTAAAGGCACAGGAACAAGCTACGTTGTAAACAATGCAGCGACTGAGATTGCTGGTCAAACAGTTATCACTCTTGATGGCGGTTCTGGCACTGTAATCGCTGGCGATTGTGTCACCTTTGCTGGTGATGCTAACATCTACGTTGTTGAAACTGCCCTAGCTGGCGGTGACTTAGTGTTAAATGCTCCCGGCTTGATCGAAGCAGCAGCTAACGATGCAGCAATGACAGTTGGTAACGACTTTGCAGCTAACGTAATGTTCCATCAGTCTGCACTTGAAGTTGCAATGCGCGCACCAGCAGTTGCTGGCGGTGACGATGCAGCCATTGATGCAATGATGGTCCAAGACCCACACTCAGGCTTAGTGTTTGAGATTCGTGTTTACAAAGGTTATCGCAAGCAGATGATCGAAGTAGCCGCAACGTGGGGCGTTAAGGCTTGGAAGTCTGAAAACATTGCTCTTGTTTTAGGTTAAATTTAACTAGCAGTCCCCTTGGGCGAGGGCTAACCCCCTCGCCTCCTTTTATCCTTATAACAATGGAGAAAAGCAATGAAGGAACCAAAAAAAGCAGCACCTAAAAAGCCGAAAACAGTGAAGATGGAACGTAATGGTCAAATGGCTAATGTCCACCCTGATGAGGTTGTGAATTATACCAAAGGCGATTGGAAGGAAGTTAAATAATGGCACTTGATGCTTCAATTGGCGGCACAAGCTCGGACAGCTATGTAACTATTGCCGTTGCTGATGCTTATCACGCCACACATTTATATTCATCTGTTTGGGTAGCCGCAAGTACAGATAGCAAAGAGCGAGGCCTTAAAATGGCAACTCGTTTGTTAGATGAGCGTATTACTTGGAATGGCAGCAAACATACGGATGAACAGTCATTAAGGTGGCCTAGAGGCTTCGTTACTGATTATGATGGTTACTCCATAGAGACTACAGAAATACCTGTAGCCGTACAGAATGCGACCGCAGAACTTGCTCGCCATTTAATTGGCTCAGATTCAACTACTGAATCCCAAGGCAAGGGCATCGATAGCCTAGTTGCTGGTTCAGTATCATTATCTTTCAGCAAGACGGATACAGCCGATGTGCTTCCGTCTATTGTTCAAGAAATGTTACGGGGCTGGGGAACATTACACGCAAGAGCCAAGTTTGGTTCTGTAGCAGTGGTGAGAACTTAAATGAGTCTTAGAGCGGCTATTGCCTCTGCTGTTTCTGGTGCTATTTTAGCCACTGGGGATATTGCAGAATCTATAACATATACCGCAAAATCTGCGGCATCCTATAATGCTTCAACGGGTGCGCTTACAAAAACGGATACCACCTATACAATAAAAGCCATTATCGCTCCTTTTGGCGCGGCTGGTTTAGGCGATAAAACAGCTATTGAACCAGAACATACTGGCGCATTATCGGTACTATTTGCTAGTGCTGATTTATCTGTGACACCAGATAGTTCTGACACTATTACCAGAGGCATAATTGTCTACAAAATACAGCAAATTATATTCGACCCTGCTGGCGCGACCTACAGATTAATTGTGGAGCGGATGGGATGAGTTTTTCAGTAGACCTTGAGCAGTTTGCAAAGGAAACAGGTTTAGAACTTGAGTTGGTTGTTAGAAAACTATCCCTTGAAGCCTATAATAGCGTAACTTTAAAAACTCCTGTTGATACTGGCAGGGCTAGGGGCAACTGGAATATAGGTGTCGGCAATGCAGATTTAAGCACTACTGACCAAACTAACGCACAACGGCCTAGCTTAGCAAAAGGTGATGGTGAAAAAGTTATTTATATCACAAACAATTTGCCGTATATTGAACGCCTAGAAGATGGCTGGAGCAAGCAAACCCCAAGGGGAATGGTGGGCGTTACTATGATTGAATTATCTAATGCAGTAAGGTTAAGAAATGTCCTTCGCTAATGAAAGAGCAAGTATTGAAGCGCGGCTAAATGCTAACTGGTCAACCACTACAATTGATTGGGAAAATGTAGACTTTAACACTCCCAACAATGCTTCATGGATTCGGCTTTCTATAATTAATGGTGCATCTGATTATCGGGTTTTAGAAGCAAAGAAACAACATTTAGGAATGATTGCCATACAAGTATTCACTCCCATTAATACAGGCACTTCAACCATCAGGGGTTATTGCGATACACTCGCTGCAATTTTTGATGATCAATCTTTTGATGATCTAGTTTGCGGTGTTGCATCTATTTCCAATGTCGGTGGAAGTGATGTATGGTATCAAATTAACATTACAATTCCTTATCGGAGGGATACATGAGCACACTATTATACCCACCCACTGGCGGCAATGCTGTTTTAGCGCATGATACCCAAGTGGATAGAATGAAAAGCAAGGGTTGGTTAGAAACGAACCCCAAAACTGGCAATTTAGCCAAACCAACCCCAACCAAAAAGGTGAACAAAGATGGCGAATCATAAAGGTAGTGAAGGTGTAGTTAAGATCGGAACTGATACAATCGCAGAGGTAAAAGACTGGTCATTTGATGAGACAGCCGATACGACTGAAGATACTGTTATGGGTGATGCGGCTCGTACCCGTAAATCCACTTTGACTTCGGCATCAGGCTCAGTCAATGCTTTCTGGGATGAAACTGATACTAATGGTCAGGTAGCAATGTCGGCTGGCTCTGAGGTTGCTTTAAAACTGTATCCAGAGGGAGCCACAACTGGCGATACTTTTTATTCCGTATCAGCTCTTATCACCAGTGTTTCACGCAGTGCCACATTTGACGGCATGGTAGAAGCAAGTTTCAGCTTTGAATCTAATGGTGCTGTAACCGCAGCAGTTGTTTCATAATGGGCATACTGGATAATGCTACGGCTCACTTTGAGTCTAAAGGTATTCGCCAGATTTCAATAGATGAATGGGATACAGTAATCCACTGTAGCCCATTTACTATGAATGAAAAGCGCAAACTTTTAAAAGTGGCAAAAAATGATGATTTAGAGTTTTTAGTCAGGGCTTTAATAATGAAAGCCAAGGACGCACAAGGCGAACCCTTGTTTGACCTTTCTGACAAAGTATCTTTAATGAACAATGTTGACCCTGATGTAATAACACGCGTTGTTACTGAAATCACTTCTTCTGATTCCGTTGAGGATATGGAGGGAAACTAAAAGCCGACCCTGAGTTAATGGGACTGTATTCCTTAGGAGATCGGCTTAGAATCCCCATACATATACTGGCAGAAATGCCAGTTGAAGAATTCAATGGCTGGGTTGCTTTTTACAGGATGAAAGAAGATGGCGGTAAATAGGCTAGCAGTTTTAGGTATTGCAGTTGACCCAACCAGAGCAGTTGCAGGGGCTAGAAGGGCTAATGCTGCTATCAGAGGTGTTGGTCAAACCGCAGCCAATGTTAAAAACCGAATCTTTAGTTTGCAAGGGGCATTAGTTGCCCTTGGCGGTGGTTTGGTTATCAGAAGTTTTCTTAATACTGCATCATCACTTGAAAAATTAAAAATACAACTTAAAACAGTTACAGGTTCTGCTGACAATGCTGAAAAAGCATTTGCAAAACTTACTGAATTTACCACTCGGACACCTTACGAAATAAATGAAGTTGTCACTGCATTTACTAAATTAAAAGCCTTTGGACTAGACCCGACTGAGGAAGCAATGACTTCTTTTGGCAATACGGCATCGGCTATGGGTAAAGACCTAGACCAGATGATTGAAGCCGTAGCTGATGCAGCTACTGGTGAGTTTGAGCGTTTAAAAGAATTTGGTATCAAATCAAGCAAGCAGGGTGATCTAGTCAAGTTCACTTTCCAAGGCATGACCACTGAGGTTAAGAATAGTTCAGAAGCCATTCAAGGCTACATCATGGGCATAGGCAACAACCAGTTCGGTGGTGCTATGGCAGACCAGATGGATACCATGGAAGGGGCTTTGTCCAACTTTAGAGGCAGTTGGAGTTTATTCCAAGATGAGCTAATGAATAACGGGCCTTTTCAACTCGCAAAAGGTTTATTAAATGAGTTATCAAATTCATTATTTGGTGATGAAAAGTCTGTTTCCAGCAACGCCAAAGCTGCTGGTCAAGCAATAACCTCTTTTGTTAAAAATGCAGCCCTTGGAACAGCTCGTTTTATAGACTCAATTTCTGGAATGTTAGATATCGTTTCCAACCAAATTTCTGGAATGTGGGATACATTTAGGTCTTTACCTGCTTTTGTGCAACAAGTGGGAATTGTTGGCGCTTTCCTTGGTGGACCCAAAGTTAGGTTGGCTATTCTGGCAATGATTGGCGGTTTAACAACAATTAGAAGGTTGTTGGGTGGCAAAGACCAAGACCTTGACGGGCTTACTAGACAGATAAAAGACATAGAATTTCTAGTTAGCTCAATGCAAAAAAACGCAGCTAACCCACTTATCATCACAGACCCCAAAGAACTAAGGAAAGCCGAGGCTCAATTAAACTTACTAAAAGCCACAAGGGATTTAGTGTTGGCGAATGAAGGGTTATCAGGCACTGGCTCTAAAGCAGTTACAGCGGCAAAACAACAACTTGCACCTGCCCCAGAATTACAAGCACTAAGTTTTGCAGGAGGTTCGGGAAGCGCAGAGCAAACGGTTGCTGATTTGTTTGCAAGAATTCAAGACGCACAAGATAAATCTGCAAGAGAAGCAGCATTAATGGAGTTGGTAAAACAAGAAGACGCTATAACTGCTGCTGAAGTTACTGCTGCTGCAAAAGTTAAAGCATTTTCTGGAAGCATGGGCGAAATATCAGCCCTGCATAGAAACGCCCAACAAGAAATGTCTGACGCATCAGCCCATTTTGAAGAAAGAAATGCGGAACTTCATGCTGCTGCAATGGCTAGAAAATCTGAAGCCTTTAATGTATTTAAAGGGCATTTTAATGAGGGTTGGGCTGAAATGGAAGAAAATTCAGTGCCAATATTAGAGCGCATGGCAGATAAACTTGTGAGCATATTTGGCCCTGATGGTACATTTGCTAAAGGCATTGGTGATGCAACGGCAGATATGATTATATTTGGAAAGTCTGGTGCAGATGCAATGAAAGCATTAGGCCGAACAATAATGCACCAAGTTGTTTCTTCATTGATTTCAATGGGCGTCCAGACGGCAGTTAACTTCGCTAAGGAGCGTGTTTTTGGGGCAGCAGGAGCAGCAGCAGCAGTAACACAAGCAGGGATTATTGCAGCAGCTTATGCCCCAGCCGCAGCCGCAGTGTCATTAGCAACGCTTGGAGCCAACGCAGTATCGGCCAATGTTGGCATGGCTTCCTCATTTGCACTAGCCAAAGGGCTATCCCTAACTGGTGCAAGAGAACGCGGTGGCCCTGTAGAAAGATCAGGCACATATCTAGTTGGAGAAAAAGGCCCAGAGCTTTTCTCACCTAACCAAAGTGGAAACATTACCTCCAATAAAAACATGGGCGCAGCTAATACGGCAAACGTAACATTCAACATCAATGCTATTGATACATCAGACGCCACTAGACTAATTATGGGCCAAAGAGGTACAATTATTGGAGTTATAAACCAAGCACTTAACGAGCGTGGAAGGGCTGCATTAGTATGACATATCCTGTAACTCCTAAATTCTCATCTGTATCCATCTCAAGCATTGACCCGACTCTTTACTCCCAAGCAGTAAATGGTCGCATTCAAAGCAGAAAGATTGCTGGTCAGCAATGGGGTTTTAGCGCATCATATCCTCCTATGACAAGGGCTGAATTCCAGCCAGTAAGTGCGTACATTGATTCTTTGCGTGGTCGCCATACAGTCTTTACTGTAGTGCCTACAGAGGTTTCTTCATCTAGTGCAACTGTCAGTGGGACTGTAACCTGTACAGCAGCCGCAGTAGGGCTTTCGGTGGTTCCAACTACAGGTTTGACAGGTACATTAAAAGCTGGAGACTTTGTAAAGTTTAGTGGTCACAATAAAGTTTATAAACTAACTGCTGACAGGGCTGGTGATGGAAACATTACTATTGTCCCACCTTTAATTACAGCAGTAACCACTGACACTGTTACCTATAACGATGTGCCTTTTACAGTAAGGCTTGCAAACGATGTGCAAGAGTATTCAATTGGCGTGGATATGTTACACAAATTTGAGGTTGATTTTATAGAGTCATTGTCGTGAGCAGGGAAATTCATGCTGATGTGATAACTGAACTTGCAAAAGACAGTTTTCAAATGGCTCATTTGATATTAATAGATTTTGATACACCTATTTATATCACCGAGTGCATATCTGACATTATATTTGATGGCAATACTTATATTTCAAGCGGAGCATTACAGGGCATATCAGCAGTAACTGAAACAACAGAGGTTCAAGTTGGAGCAGTTAGCCTAACTCTATCTGGTGTCAGTCAAGAATATATAAGCATTCTTTTAAACAATGCTTATATAGACAAGCAAGTAACAATAAGCCGAGTATTAATGAACCCATATCTTCAAATTATAGGCACTCCTATATTAATGTATGATGGTCGCATTACAAATTTTTCAATTAATGACACAATGGAAACTAGCAACGTGACCATCACAGCCGCATCTCATTGGTCAGACTTTAATAAAAAGTCAGGGCGAAGGACAAACCACAACAGCCAACAGATATTCTTTAATGGCGATAAAGGATTTGAGTTTGCACCTAAAATTATGCGTGACTTAAAATGGGGTAAAGCATAATGATATGGGGCTGGATAAAAAGAAACATTGTTGACCCTGTTTTAGATATAGGCCAAGTAATCATTGATGTTGTTGTCGATGTTGTCAGTGATGTTGTTTCTTGGTTTATAGACATTCCTGATATGGAAGTTGTTGAGCAAGAATATAGTGGTGTGCTGGTTAACAAGCAATCCAATATTGCGTCAATCCCTGTTGTATATGGACAAAGAAAGATAGGTGGAACAAGGGTATTTATTTCTACATCTGGAACAGATAATAAATATTTGTACATGGTTTTAGCATTATGCGAGGGGGAAATACATTCCATCGGTGATGTTTATATCAACGATGTTCTGAGCAGTGATTCTAAATTCTCAGGGCTGTTAACAATCAACAAATATGTTGGCACTAATGGTCAAGATGCAAATCAAATGTTAATTGATGCTAACATAGGCTGGACTTCTGCCCATACATTAAGCGGTGTAGCTTACATTGCAGCCAGATTTACTTGGGATCAAGATGCTTTTGGAAGTATTCCAACAATTCACGCAATAGTTCAAGGAAAAAAGGTTTACGACCCAAGGGCTACATCAACAGCTAGTGTAGCCAATAGTTCAAATCCAGCCCTTTGCCTTAGAGACTATTTGACCAATGCTAGGTATGGAAAAGGATTATCGACATCTTTTATAAATGAATCACAATTTATAACCGCAGCAAACAAGTGCGACTCCCTTGTTACATCTTATTCGGGCGGCAGTAATCAAAAGATTTTTGAGTGCAATGCGGTATTAGACACAAACAAAACCCTTATTTCTAATGTCAAAGTAATACTATCTGGAATGAGAGGATTAATGCCTTACAATAAGGGAACCTATGGCCTTATTGTAGAAGATGAAGGTGACGCAACATTTGCATTTACAGAATCCCAAATCATTGGTGGAATAAGCATTAGAAGTGAAAGCAAACGTACAAAATTCAATAGAATTATAGCTACATTTTGCAACCCAGATGCTAACTGGCAAATGGACCAAATTGAGCATCCGATTGCAGGAAGCGCAGAGGAAGCAGGGTATTTGCTACAGGATGGTGGAGTTGAATTGGTTAGCCAAATGAACTTGCCCACTACAACAAACATCTATACTGCACAGGATATGGCTTCGATTGCATTAAAGCGATCAAGAAATGCTTTAATCGTTTCTTTTAATTCAACCAGTGAGGCTTTAAATGCTTCTATTGGTGATATTGTATCAGTTACCCATTCAACCCCATCTTTTGTTGCAAAGCCATTTAGGGTTCAAAAGTTAGTTTTGTCACCTGATGGGACTGTTAATGTTTCTTTAATTGAACATCAAGATTCTATCTACCCTTGGTCAGAAAAAACAGAAGCAGATGATATTCCAGATACTAACTTACCAGACCCATTTACAGTTGCTAGTTCTGGCATACCTTCAGTAACTGAATCTCTTTATGTTACAAAAAATGGCGCAGGGGTTAAAGCTAGGGTAGACCTAAATTGGCAATCAGCAAATGACGCATTTGTTAATCGCTATGAAATTCAATATAAATCAGAAAATGATGCTACATATTCTCATGCTGGTTTTGTAACTGATAACAATATGGAAATATTGGACATTGCGCCAAACAAGTATTATTTTAGGGTTCGTGCTGTAAACTCTTTAGGAGCCAATAGTAACTGGGCTGAAACGGCACTAATTGAGGTTTTTGGATTGGCTGCACAGCCTAGTGCATTAACTGGGTTATCTGCTCAAAATGTTTCTAGTCTTACAATTTTAACTTGGAATCAATCTGTAGACCTTGACGTTAGGATTGGTGGACATATAGAGGTTCGCCATTCAAGTTTAACATCAAGTGCTGGCTGGTCTGACTCAGTATCTGTAGGAAATTCTATCTTAAATGGAACTGCGACTGTTGCCGTTCTACCCTTTCAAGCAGGAACTTACATTGTCAGGGCAACAGATTCTAGTGGGATACAATCAAATGTCACCAGCATAATAAATCTAGGAGACACAGTTCAAGCATTTTCCAGTGTCGGCACATTATCTGAACACCCTAACTTTAATGGCACTCAAGATGATACTATTAAACTAGGAAGCATTATTAAGCTAGAAGGACAAAACAATATTGATGCTTGGTCTGATATAGATAGTGTTGTGTTATTTGATATTGGTGATGCTGGAATAGACCTTGGCGGCACTTACACATTCTCAACAGGTATAGATGCTGGCTCTGTTAAACGACAGCAATTAAAACGCCATATTAAGTCAATTATAACCCAGCCTTTAGATTTAGTTGACAGTAGGTCTGTTAGCATAGATGATTGGGCAGACTGGGATGGCACAAATACAGCTAACGGGGATTGCAAGGTTTACGTTAGGCATACTAATGACAACCCATCATCAACCCCAACATGGTCAGAATGGGAATTATTGAACGTAAACGAGTATAATAAGCGAGCGTTTGAATTTAAAGCAGTGTTGAGCGTCAACGATTCAGCATATAACATAGAAGTATCTGAGCTTTCAGTTACTGCACAGGAGATAGCATAATGTCAGTAGCTGACTATGTATTAGGAAATCAAAGCGGAGCAGCCTTTCGTGCGGAATTAAACACCATACTTGCGGCAGTTGTAAGTAATAACAGTAATGGCACAGCACCAAGTACAACTTTTGCTTATATGTTATGGGCTGACACAGGAACTGGTCTGCTAAAAATTAGAAATGCAGCCAACGATGGATGGGTGTCTCTAGGAACGCTCGCCACTGCCAACTTAGGTCATGCTGTACTAGCAGATGCCCAAACCTTTACAGGCGCACAGAGGGGCGAAATAACGGCTCTAACAGATGCTGCAAGCATTGCCACAGACTTAGCTTTGTCAAACAACTACTCAGTCACCCTAGCTGGCAACAGAACGCTAGCCAACCCGACTAACATCGTGGCAGGGCAAAGTGGCTCAATCTTTATTACACAGGACGGAACAGGCTCACGCACGTTGGCTTACGGCTCTTATTTTAAGTTCGTAGCTGGCACAGCCCCCGTATTATCGACAGCCGCAGCCGCTATTGATCGCATTGATTATGTCGTGAAATCCTCAACAGCCATTCAAGCAGTGGCTTCATTGGATGTAAAATAATGAGTGTACTTAACGAGAATACAATCATTGGAGCTAGTGGTGCTGGCACAGGTGATTATGAGATTGAGCAGTCACTTAGGTTCAACGATGATGATACTTCATATCTAACCCGTACACCTAGCGCAGCTAGTAATCGT